TAGATGCCATATTTTCTGGGGTTCTTCTTCAAGAGCCCCTGGACTAAGATAAAAGCCGGGGCATTTTCCCTTAGCTTATGGTATGCGATTTGATGTGGAGAAAAGGAAACTTTCTTACTTTCGGTTACTTTAAGTTCCACCGTAAAATAAACACCACCAGGAGAAACACCTAAAACATCCGGAATCCCATGATTCGTCCACGACTCTATACGGACTAGAATAAATGATTTTAAATTCATTCTAACTTTTTTCCAAAACAAAGATTCTTTTTTCGCCACAGTAAGAAAAGTATACCAGAACCATTGCATGTATGCGATAAATACTATATAATTGTATAACAATATCAATCAATTATATAAGGGAGTTTACTATGAATAATATTGAAAACTTAAATGGAGAAATGCTGGGCCGAGCCTGTGCTTTCGCCGGAAAAAATGACATAAGGCCTTACCTAAACGGACTCTTTATTGAAAGAAGAGAAGAAGGAGGAGTTAACATCATTGCTACCAATGGCCACATTCTTTGTGTCTACCAAGATCCAGAAGCAATCCCCTGTGATTCTTTTGAAAACATCGTCCTGAACATCTACCAGCCTAACTCAAAAAGACTGCTTCCAGTTTTTACACAGTTGAAAAAAACCTACAGCGAAAGAGTAAGCCTGGTTGAGTCAGTTGAGAGAGACGACCTGGGAGACATCACGGACAGACAACTGTTTCTAATTAGAACAACGGAAGAAGAGCCTTTTGCCGAATCTGTGTCTACCATTGAGGGGCGCTTTCCTAAGTGGAAAAAAGTAATTAAAAGTGGTTTAAAAATGAATGAGCCG